CTAAAACTTCGGATTTAATTTCTCGTACTTGGAACATTCCCCTTCAATTTTTATTATCCAATCTGGGTGGTCCTTGACAGTGGCTGACCCCAATATTTCTCCTGTCATTCTATTGATAAGTAATTCTTGGTGTCGAGTATCATTATCAAATATCAGCTTTATAGAGGAATTGGACAATTGAGATTTTATATAAGGCAAAACAACCATATTTTCATTTTTCACCAAACCATTTTCTTTATCTTCTATTACATAATATGCATGTAGTTTATTAGAATTATCATCAAGTGTAACAATATATTTACACTCCAATTTGATATCGGGCTTTAAAATATCTGATTTAGATACATCCCTAAAAATAATATCGGTGCTTTTAAGAATTCCAAAGTTGACAAAAGTGATGACTGTATTACCAATAATCCATTGGCAGTGATAGATTTCTTCCTGATGGATATCAGTTGTTTGAAAGATTTTCCGTGATTCAACATATCCACTACCGTAATTTTCGACACACCACGATAGTAATTTTGATGTATCAATTTTTGATAATTTCTCAAAACTCAATAAGATTACGTCTAAGTTACTTTCATTTCTCCCGCGAAAGATTACTCTCCCTTTTACGCCATCTATATCAGTATAAGTAGCACGTTCTACAAAGTCCTCTTTGTCATATTTCATTTCCCAATTGACTGAAGTATATAACTTAGATTTATAGACATTATTCCATTCAAAATTCTTCCAAGTATTTTTTAAAGACATCATTTTTACCGGACAATTATTAACAGTTCCTGCATATGCAAAGTGACATAAATAAATTGCGACAATGTTCACAAATACAATAATTTTATACTTATAAAATGAGCGCTTTTCTAAAAACATACTGCCCCCCCAAAAATATTATCTTTTTCTTCCACACCATTGTCATCGAACATATTCAGCCAAACGGAAACCTACCCGGAGCAGCCCAGCCGGTTGCGATCGAGCTTAGCAACAGGTTCGATTCTATTTGTATTTGTCATTTAAAATGAATGTATTGGCAATCGCTTTATAAGTAGGGAGATACTTCTTTTGTAATTCATCCAACGATTCGCTGGAATCATCCATCTTTGCTACCATGAATTGGATAAAAATCATGGATTTTTCTTGTATAGTAATGAATTGAGTCATTCTCATTTCCAGTGTCAAATCTAAACGTTGTACTGTTTGGTCGCTAACGAGCATGCCGGCTGGGGTCCCTTCAAGAAAGATGGACTTGGCATCAATAAATTTCCCTCCTTCAGGAACCATATCCTTCAGTTCATTCGGCTGAAAGAGCTCCTTTATTTCTTTGTTGCTTGGCTTATACCCAGCAGGCAAGGGGATGTCCTTCACCATAAGGTTACACATGATAGGCCCGTGTCCCACTACGCTCTGAAAAAACTGAATAATATTCGGTCTGTATCCCTCTCGCCTGCTCCAACTGGCGGGAAAGGATATGGAGAAATCGACACCCTTTGCTTTTGGGTGGCCTTTTGTCCGAAACGTCTGTTTCCATCCGGCTGATAATTCCAGACCAGGATTCTCGGTAAATCTTGGATGCGCCGAAAGAAGAGTGGATAGAATCGACTCCGGCAATTTACCTTTCGCTCTCTCGCGAACTTCCTCCAAAAAGGCTATGGCCTGTTTGCGTGTGAGGTCTTGGCCTTCGATGAGCTTTTTCACCTGGGCGGATATCTCCTTTTCATATTGAAGCCACTTGTCGCCGAGTAGGATGGAAAGTTCTCGCTTGACACCCTGCGCACCATCTCCGAGAGCAGTCGAGTAAAAGGCAAACTGTGCGTGTTTAACGTCAATTGCCAAATTGGGAAATTTCTGTTCAATGACCTCAAGGGATGCCTGTTGCCCAATAATAAAACCATATGCTTGGCTCAACTGTTTCAAGCGAGGCTCCTTTGTGGACATGCCCTCGCCTAAGACACCCTCTGCGAGAAAGAGGATCACAAGCACCAGGAAAAATCTCATCCAATTCATTGTTAGCCTTTTTTCTTCATCGAACAATTAATATACAGCCAATGGGCTTGTTCCAATATTTGCGCGCCATCCTATTTCATTTGACCATAAATTAAAATAGAATTTTTGCCCTAAAATCAATTAATACCCCTCTGATTCTCGTTTACATGAAGTAATTTTTTCAAACCCCCCCCTCCAGGCCCTCTATTTCAGACCTGTCAACCTCAAAAACACCCCAAAAACCCTCAAAAACACCTCAAAAACCCTTAAATACACCTCAAAAACCCTCAGATATCCATAAGGCCCAAATACCGCCCTTATAATGGCTCCAAAACAAAGGAGCCGGGCGTTTGAAATCAACCCTTGACAGAATTGCCGAATACGAAGCCGCCGAAACCGCCTGCCTGAAAGCCCAGCAGTACAGTGTCGGCGACACGAGCAAGGTGCAGGCCCAGCTTCGGGACATCCGGGCCGCCCTGAACGATTTGTATGAGCAGTTGGCAATCGAACAGGGGACCGCCGTATCCCGCACCTATGCCGGACAGGGGGGAAGTCGATAATGGGACGGATTTGGAACCGGCTTCAGGCTTTAATCAACCGCGCCGTCGATAAATACTCCGCCGACGTCGCCCATGAAGTCGCCCTGCGACGGCATCACCAGATTCTTTCCGAACGCTCCATGCAATACGCCGCTGCAAAGACGAATCGCCTGACCGGCGCCTGGACGACCCAGTTCCCGAACGTCAACGACATCATTTCCGCCTCATCCCCTGCCATCCGCGCCCGCGTCAACCAGTTGGTGCGCGATTTCCCCTATTTCGCCAGGGCGCTCAACAATATCGTCGATTACACAGTCGGACAGGGCATCGTCTATCAGAGCCGCGTCAAATTGTCGAACGGGAAGCTCGATAAGAAAAGAAACCAGATCATCGAAGACGCCTTCAAGTGGTGGGCGGATGAAGCGGACGCCTCCGGCAAGCTGCATTATTACGATATGATGCGCCTTGCCAAGCGGCAGGACGCCGAAATCGGCGAGTTTCTGATCGTCATGGCGCCGATCAAGGACCCGAACCGCTATCTGCCCATTGCCTTGCAAATTTACGAGGGAAACTGGCTGACCTCGGCGCGCGATAATTACGGCACCGGCGGCATCGGTCTGTCCGCCAGGCCGGGCGAAACCGAAACACGCCAGGGTATCGAGTACGAAAAGCTGACCGGCCGGGTCAAGGGTTACTGGTTCTGCGATCCCTACCACGGCGGACAGGAAGTCTATATCCCTGCCGATCAGGTCATCCATGGTTTCGATATGCTGCGCCCCCAGCAGTTGCGCGGCATCTCCCAGATGGCCCCCGGCGTGCTCCTCGCCCACGATCTGCACGATTACATGGGCGCGGAAATCGACGGCGCCAAATTTGCGGCGAAATTCCTGGCCTTCGTCAAAAAACAGCAGCCAAGCCTCGGACAGGGATTGGGTGTGGTCACCAAGGATACCAGCGAGAAAGGCGTCACCCGCTACATCGAAGGTCTTGAAAACGCGATTGTCGAGTATCTCAAGCCCGGTGACGACGTCGTCCTGGCCAAATCGGATCGTCCGGGAACAACCTTCACGCCCTTTGTTCGCCTCCTGTTGACGATGCTTTCCATTACGTCCGGGGTCCCTTATGAGCTTCTGACCGGCGATTACCAGGGGATCAATTTCAGCACGGCCCGGATCATCCGAAACGATTTCCAGCAGCAGCTCCGCCCCGTCGCCATCCGTCATATCAGGCAGTTCGGCCTCAGAACCCAGCGAGGCTGCCTCGATTGGGCGGTCCTGACGGGCAAGATCAATCTGCCCGGATATTTTCAGAATCCTCGCCATTACTGGGAAAGTGAATGGCAGCCCCCCGGCATGGAAGCCGTCGATCCGTTGCGGGAAGCAAAGAGCCAGGTTGAAGCCATTCGCGCCCTGCTGAAATCGCCCCAGGAGGTCGCCCGCGAACGTGGACGGGATCTGGAAGACATTTACCGGGAAATCAAGGAAGCCATGGATCTGGCGGAACAATACGGACTGCCTTTCGATTTGACCGGAATCGACACGACAGTGGCGCCGAATCCGGCCGCGATCATGGAGGAATAACCTATGCCGAAAAGTAAGCAACTCGCCATGAATTACCGATCCGCAACCATTGCACCCGTAAAGCCCGATGGACCGGCAACGCTCGACGAGGCCACCCGCTCCGTCGATGTCGTCCTGGCGACGGAAACGCCCTGCCGGGTTTTCGACTGGGAACGCGGGATCGTCAATGAAGTGCTCCTGATGTCCGGTGCAATCATCCCGGAAAGCCGCCAGGTGGTCATGCTGGATACGCACAGCCGTTATGAAACGGCCAGGATCATAGGGTCCGCGCGGGACATCCGAACCGAAGGGCAGGAGATGCCGGGTCGCGCGTATTTTTCCACCGCGCCGGAAGCGGAAAGCCCCTGGATCAAGACGAAGGAAGGCCATTTGACCGACTTTTCCGCCGGTTACAGTCCGGTTGAATCGATATGGATACCGGAGGGTCAAACCCAGGTCGTAGAGGGGAAAAGATATGAAGGCCCTTTGCTGGTCACGACAAAATGGATTTTGAGAGAACTGTCGGCAGTCCCCATCGGAGCCGATGAAAACGCGAAGGCAAGATCGTTAGCAACAGACGAACCCAAGGAGGAAACACAGATGGACAAGAAAGTGAGAGAGTTTTTGGAAAAAAGGGGCCTGGCCTCGACGGCGACGGAAGATGAAGCCTGGGCGTTTTTGTCGAGGATGGAAATGAAGGATGAAAAAGAGCGCAATGATGCAGATCTCGAAAAGGCGCTTGCGGAAGCTCATGGCAAGGAATTGGAGAAGGTCCGTGCCGAGGCCACGGGCAAGGAACAGGACCGTATCCGCGAGATCGACGCCATGCTGGAGAAATACAATTGCCAGGACTTGGCCCGCGAACTCATCGTCGGCGGTAAGACCCTGACCGAAGCCCGCCAGGCCGTCATGGACAAGATCCATGAGAAGACAAAGAATCCTGGATTTTCCGGCATGCGCTACGGTCTCGATGAACGTGACAAGTTCCGCGCGGCCGCGAACGACGCCCTCTGCCTCCACGCGGGACATGTCATTCAGAATCCGTCACCGGGCGCACAGGAATTGCGGGGCTATACCCTCGTCGAGATGGCCCGCGAATGCCTGCGCATGAACGGCGTCCATTATTTCGGGACGGTCAAGGAAATGGTCGGCCGCGCCCTGACCAGTTCGGATTTTCCGAACATCCTGGCGAACCTGGCCAACAAGTCCATGCAGGCCGGTTGGGATGGGGCAAACGAGACCTGGCCGATCTGGACCGGAGCCGGGTCCGTCAACGATTTCAAAATCCATAACGACAATGCCCTGTCGGAGTTTGACGATCTGGAAGAGCTGAGCGAGACCGGAGAAATCAAATATGGAAAATTCTCCGAAAAACCGCCGGAAACCTATCGGGCCGTAACCTACGCCAAGAAATTCCGGGTAACGCGCACGGCCATCATCAATGACGACCTGAGCGCCTTGACGGAACTACCAACCAAGAGAGCGGAAGCGGCAAACCGCAAAATCGGCGACGTCGTCTATGCCGTCATTATCGGCAACGGAAACATGGCCGATGGCTATGCGATTTTTGAAAACGCGCATCACAAAAACGATGCGACGGGAGCAGGCCGGGCCGTCCCAAGCACAACGACCATCGCCGAGGCCATTCGGGCCATGGGCGTCCAGAAGGACATTGCCGGCAAACGCCGTTTGAACATCCGCCCGGAATTTTTCCTGGCTCCGAAAGCGTTGGAAGGCTCCAGCGAAGTCTTCTTCAAATCGGATCGCTTCGGAACGAATGAAGCATCCACCCGGGTCAATATCTATTCCGGCGATTATTTCACCCGGGTCTATGAATCGCGCCTGGATGACGACTCCCTGACGGCCTATTACCTCATGGGTCCCAAGGGCAAGACGGTCAAGGTGGTCTTCCTGAACGGCGTTCAGGCTCCCCTTATGGAAATGCAGCAGCCCGGATTCACCATCGAAGGGTTCGAGTACGCCGTCTCTATCGACGTCGGGGCCTACGCGATGGATTTCCGGGGCATGTACCGTAACGAAGGGACTCCGTAACATGGATTAACGAGCAAAAATAAACGACCGGCAGATACGGTCTATCAGAAGGAGGAAAGCAGCATGGCAAAAAATCTTATACAGGAAGGCGACGTACTGAGATTGACGGTCGCATCCGATGTGAAAGCGGGCGATCCGGTCGTGGTCGGGGCCTTTCATGGTGTGGCCCTGACGGATTACAGCGCAACCGACGGCAAGGCGGATATCCGGCTCAAGGGGGTATTCGAACTGTCCGTGAAGGGTGTTGACGGTTCGGGTAACAGTGCCGTGGTGATTGGCGACAAGATCTACTATGTCGGCGGCGATACGCCGAAGCTTTCCAAAAAGGCGACCGGCGAATATTTCGGCATTGCCTACGGAGCCGTGACATCCGGAGCGACCGCGAACATTCCGGTCAAGCTGGTTTAGGCAGAACGTGAGATAAAACAGTGGGGCGGCGACCGTGCCGCCCCACCCACAACAAAATGACAAGGGGACGACGGATGGCCGAGAATTCAATGCTTTTGTGGGCACTGGGGGGATTGCAGACGGTTAATCTGTTACTCCTCGGTTGGATCAAGCTGGACATAAACCAGCTATGGCAACGCGCCAACACACACGGCCACAAGATCGAGTGTGACGTGGATAAATGCAAACCCAAAACCACCGCCGTCATTATTCACGAGGCGTAAAGATGATCCCTAAAAGCATGATCATCCACCATTCACTGACAAAGGACGGCCAGACCGTTTCCTGGGGCGCGATCCGTCGCTACCACATAGAGGAGAACGGCTGGTCGGATATCGGTTACCACTACGGCGTGGAGCTGATCGGAGATCATTATGAAATTCTGGCAGGCAGGCCGGAGAATTTGCCCGGTGCACACTGCACGGGTAAAAATGACGACACCCTGGGGATCTGTTTTGTCGGGAATTTCGATCTGGCGCCGCCGCCGGACGCCATGATGCGGCGGGCGGTTGAAGTCTTTTACCCGATCATGCGCCGCCTGGTCATCCCACCGGAAAATGTTTTTGGGCACCGTGATTTTTCTCAGAAAACCTGCCCCGGAACGCAGTTTCCCCTGGAACAGTTTCGCGCAGCGCTTCGTTGTGGGCGCTGGAGTTAAGGGAGAAGAAAACATGACAACAGGAATACCCGTGATTGACGTAATCGTAGCCCTCGGCGGACTGATCATCCCGCCTTTTTTCGATTTCATCAAAAAGAAATGGGTTAAGGGCGAAGCCGACACCCCGGAAAGAACCATGGCGTCCCTGGCCACAACGAAACCGGAATCATTGCCTGGCTATGTCGAGGCCCTCAGCAAGTATATCGATTCCCAGGTGCGGTTGTTCAATCGGGATGTGACCGGCGCCGCCAGCCAGTGGGTTGTGGATCTCCGGGCCTGTATCCGGCCGATCACCGTGGCGGTTTCCCTTGTGGTCCTGGTGGGGCTCGCGTTCATCTATCTCAATGTGGACGAACAGCAGATGAAACCGATGATTTCCGAAGGGCTCTCCGGCATTCGTATCACCTGCGAGGGGATCGCCACATCATGGATCGGCAGCCGGATCGCTGTCGGCGGAACGAAAACCATACAGCAGTAGGCCGCCCCATGACAACACCCGCCGATGTTGCCTATATGTACCAGGACCTTCTGGCGTCCGGTCTCTCGACGGGAATGGTCACCGTCACGACGGCCGGCGCCGTAAAGACGGTACCGGCAATTATCCGTTACGGCAAAGGCGACAAGTACAAGGGCGCTGACGGCTTCGGCGTCGTCGCAACCCTGAGAATTCAGGCCCAGGGCGACCAGGGCGTGGAACTGATCACAAAGAAGACAGAAATAACCATCGGGGCCGGAATCTGGCGGGTCATCGATGCGGACAAATCCGCTTCCGGCCTGGAATGGATCGTCCAGGTCAATAAGGTAACGAGCTGATGCAGATCAATATCGGGCGACATTCGGGAGAATTCGGGGCCGAGAATATCGAGGCAATGTTCGCCGAGTTTCCGCAATATGCCCGACGGGCCTTGACATCGGCCCTGTCCGCCGAAGGGTTCCGCTTGAAAACCATCGTGTCAAAAACTATTCACGACGGCGGGCCGAATGGTTCCTGGAAGGCGCTCAATCCTCACACGGCCTACCTGAACCGGGCGGCATTTCGCACGATCAAGACCTGGCGCATGTCCCGCAAGGGCTTAAAAAGAGGCGAGGCGTCCCGCAAAGTGAGCATGTCGCTGGAAGAAAGAAGCAAGCGCTTCGTTAAAACAAGTAAATCGCCTTTGCTTAAGCTGAAGGGTGCGGTCCGCTACCGTGTGGACCGGGAAGAAATGTACGCGAACATCGGATTTATCGGTGACGATGCCAGGGGCTACCGCATCCGTCGGATCGTCAGTCACGCCGCGGAGGGTTTCCGCACACCAGTCACCAGATTGATGCGCCGTTTCGCCTTCGGCCTGGGTTTCCCCCTGAGAAAGGAGACGACCGAACTGGTCGCTCCGGCCCGCCCCCTTATCAGGCCCGTATTTCAAAAAGAAGAAGGCAATATCGTGCGCAACATTTCCATGCGCGTGGCAAACAATATCACCCGCTACCGGCATGGATTGGAGAAGGACTGGGACGCCTTTCTGCGGGATGACGGAGGGAATTTCCGATGAGCGAGGCCCTGATCCGCGCACAGATCGAGACGATCCTGGAGACGGTGCCCGGAATCGGCGTTGTTTACGACTACGAGCGATACGCCCGGTCCCTGGGTGATTATTTCAAGCTGATGACCCCGGTCGGGCAGGATGCGGTCAACGGCTGGGTTATCCACCGGGAGGAAACGAAATCCCGCCAGGTGACGATGGGACTACTCGGACAGATCGAACGTGTTCATTCCTACCGGATCGCCGGCCTTTACGACATGGATGATGCCGCCGGTTCCGAGAAAGTCTTCCAGGCTATCCTGGACGGAATATTCACGGCGTTCAAAGCAAACGGTACGTTGAACGGTACGGCGACAAGCCACGATCAGATTCAGATCGATGAAGTCACGGTCTGCCTGGAAGATGAATTCGGCAGCAGCCTTTACCACGTGGCGGATTGCACCCTGACCGTCACCGAACGGGTCGATATCATGACTTAACAGGAGGAACCCATGAAGAAACTATTTTACGACGAAGGGCCGTTGCTCATGTCTTGCGGCGCCGCTGGGATTTTCAGGATCAACGAACCGCGGGACTTGGATGACAGCCTGGCGGAGGTCCTGATCAAAAAGGGCCGCCTGAAGGAATGGCCGGGTGAGCCAGCAAAGATCACAAAAGGCCGGGAAAAGGAGGAATAAACCATGAGCCAGCAGCGCGGTGCGAACGTCACCATTATTTTCGACACGGAAACCACCTTCAAAGCCACGCCGGGAACGCCCGACGCGATGGTTTTACCCTATGTTACCGAATCGATCCGGCTTAACCGCAACCTGATCGAATCCAAGACAAACCGCTCCACGCGCAACCCCCAGATGCCGGGCCGGGGCAAAGTGGACGTCGGCGGCGATATCAACTTCGAGCTTTCGCCGCAGTGCGGCAGGCTCCTGAAGCATATCTTCGGCGATTATGTCAAAACCGGTTCCGCCGCGCCCTACACCCACACCTACAAGATCGGCGATCTGCCCGCCGGCATGGTGATTGAAAAGCAGTTCAAGGACCTGGCAACACCCAAGTTCTTCCAGTACAACGGCTGCAAGATCAATCAGTTCAAGTGCGCGGTAAAGCCCGAAGGCATGATCGATTGTTCCGTATCCGTGATGGGAGCCAAGGAAACCATTGCCGACGCCAGTTTCGACAGCACTCCCACGGATATCGGACACAAGCCTTTCGACGGTTTTTCGGGGTCCGTCAAGCAGGGTGGCGCGGCCATCGGGATCGTGACGGACTTTAACTTCACCCTCGATAATGCCCTGGACGGCGAGACATATGTTCTGGACGGGACCGGACAGCGCTACTCTATGGCCGAGGGCAAGGTTAAGCTTGAAGGTTCGATCCAGGTTATTTTCGACAGTATCACCCTTTACAACCTGGCCATCGGCCATACGGAAACCAGCCTGGAACTCCATTTTACGTTCGGGGACGGACTCGGCGGCTCCTCCGGTAACGAAAAGCTCTCCTTCTGCTTCGATGAGATCATCTTCAAGCCCCAGGCGCCGGTGGTGAGCGGACCGACTGGCCTGCAGGTGGAAATACCCTTCCAGGCTTTTTACAACGACGATGCAGACGCTTCGGCCTGCCGGGCAGTCCTGTTGTCGCCCATTTCGACCTTCTGAGGTGACGCGGCATGGAACCCATAAAATATGAAATCGACGGTACGGTTTACACGCAGCGCCCCCTTGTCCTGGGCCAGATCGGACAAGTGGTTGATGCGTTACGGGATTTTACCATGCCGGCACGTGCGAACGGCGTCGATCTGGTCATGATGCTCGGTGACAAACTGCCGGGGCTCCTGGCAATTGTTCTCGGCATCGAGGGCGTGCCCATGCAGAACAAGGATATCGCCGCCCTGACGGAAGAACTCCGGTATTCGGTTCCAACGGAAACGGCGATCAAAATGGTTGACGATTTTTTCGTCTGCAACCCGATAGCTTCTCTTGCGGAGAAGATGTCGGGATGGATGGAAATACTCACCGCCTGGATTCTGGCCAGGTATGGATCGACGACCTTGTCGTCATGCTCTCCGGCGGAGATATCACCCGGCGCGATGCAATCCAATGGGGATTCACCCTCCGGGACGTAAAACCGTATGCCGAATACCGGTCACGGGAGATCCGCTTCCGCGAGGCTGTGATCAGATTTCTCTGCGGGCCGGATAAAAAGGAGATCACGGACAAGTATTGCGAGAACTGCCGCCGGGCGGGCCGTGACATCGATTGTGCAACTTGTCCAAAAACGATCAGCATCATGGAACAAGACAAGGAAACATAAATGCCCATTTCCAAAGCAGACGTTCAAATTATTCTCAGCGCAAAAGACCAGGCTTCCGGCGTGGTCAAGCAATTCGGCTCAAACGCCGAAAAGGCTCTGCGCGATATTGAGACCTCGGCATCACGGTTCAATACAACGTTCGATAAACTCAAGCAGAATTGGCTCGGTCTTGCCGCAACCGCATACGCCGCCAAGGAAACGATGGCGACGTCATGGAATATGATCAAAGCCGGGGCTGACTATGAAGAGCAAAGCGGTATTCTCGATAATCTTTCCCAAAAATACAAAACGACTGCCAACGACATCGTCGAATCAATGCGTCAGGCCAGCGACGGGCTCATCGCCGATGCGGATCTGATGCAGGTAGCGCTCGGCGGTATTGCCAAAGGCCTGAAACCCGAACAGTTGACCGAACTTGCCTCCGCCGCCGCTTTGCTGGGCGATACCGCAGGAAAAACAGCGACCGAGGCCCTGCAGGACCTTACGGAAGCACTGGAGACCGGGCGGACAAAAGGTCTTAAAAATTATCTCGGCACCACCCTCGATCTTAAAGATTCTTTCGGTGATCTTGAATCTAAAATGACGGCGGTCGAGAAGGCAAACGCCATGTATGCCATTACGATGCTTGAGTATTCGAAGGCACAGGCCCAACAAAAGTCTGAAGTCGATCAAGCTGCGGATGGCGTTGAACGCCTTGAAGCCAAGTGGAAAAATCTCGGTACGACGATATCGCGTGGAATGAAATGGTTTGCCGTCTCAGCGGCGGACTGGGCTTCTGGCGGCTGGCTATCCATGGAAGAATATGCCCGCAGATCGGCTGATAAGCAAGCCGCCGGTGATAAGTCAAAAAACGCACAGTTAAAAGTAAATCAATATCAGGCGGAGATTGACCGTCTCAAGAAACTGCTCCTGAACAGGGAAGACCCCAAAGGCGGTGGCGGTAAAGGCGGCGGCACCGGCAACAAAGACGGAAAGAGCGAGGCGAAAAAGGCCGCCGAGGATCGTATCAAGCGAGGCCAGGAGCTTATTTTGTCTCTGACCAAGGAGCGCGATTTGATCCGGGCCGTCACCGAAGAGGAACGTGTCCGCTGGGAGTTGTCCCAGGGTAAAGGGAAGGATCTGGCCGAAAAATACAAGCAGGAAGCCATCGCCATCGCCCGGCAAATCGATGCGCAAAACGCGAAGAAGAGGGCCGATGAGGAAAGCGCCGCCAAGACCGCCGCAATTGAAACCGAAATCTCTGAATTGAAAAAGCAGAGCGACATGTTCGGTATGACGGAAAGCGCCGCCCGCCTCTATGAAATGTCTCTCAAGGGCGCGACAGCCGAACAACTGAAATCGGCCGATACTCTGATGGCGGACATCGAACTCAAGCGCCAACTCCAGCAGGTGCTGGAGGGTATCCGCACCCCCCAGGATGAATACAATCAACAGGTGTCGCTTCTGGATGTGCTGATGCAAAAGGGCATGCTCACAACTGAGCAGTATGCGTTGGCCCTGCAGAAGGCCAAGGAAAACATGGAAAACGCTGACAGCGATAACATCTTCTCCCTGGAACGTCTGGGCGAAGGGATCCAGCAATGGTCAAGCAATTCCATCGATGCAGTGGTTAATTTCGCCACGACAGGCAAGGGACAGTTCAAGGATTTCGTTACGAGCGCCCTGGCGGATCTGGCCAAACTGGCCGCACAGGAAGCCAAGATGGGGCTCATCAAGCTGGGTATCAGCCTGGTCGGATCGTATTTCGGCGGTGGGACGGTCACGGGAACGGCTTACAACGCGGGTGTCGCAGCGAACTTTACCGGCGGCGGTTTGGGCTTTCACAAAGGCGGCCTGGCCACGGAACCGACCTTTATCCGCGTCGGCCTCAATCCCCGGATTTTCGACATGGCCCCGCGTTATCATTCAGGTATCGGTCCCGGTGAGACGGCAGCAATCATCGACAAGAAAGAAGGTATTTTCACGGAAGGCCAGATGAAGGCCCTCGGCCTGATGGCCAATGCCGGAATCACGAAGGAAAAAGCCCCCTCCCCCCAGAACATCCGGATAGTCAACGTCCTTGACCCCGGCATTGTGGAAAACTGGGCCAGCTCGGCGGCCGGGGAACGGGTGATCATGAACGTGATCAGGAGGAACCAGTAAATGGCCTACCAGACCGGCACGGCGGACAATTACAAGCACCTGCTGACGAAGCTGCGTAAATTCATCACGGCGACCAACTGGGTATCCCAGCGCTGGCAGACGTCTGGAACCGGCGCAATCATCAAGGTCCAGAGCACACCGAACGCCGGCGGCAGCGGGTATACCGTAAGCGACGTGCTGAACGTCGTCCAGACGGGCGGGTCCGGCGCCACGGTCCGGGTGCTGACGGTCGGCGGTAGTGGCAATGTCCTTACCCTTGAGCTGGTTGCCGCCGGATCGGGTTACATGGCCGACTCCGGTGTGACCACCAGCGGCGGGACCGGGACCGGCTGCACCTTAGAATTCGAAGTCAACGGTGAATATGAACTGATAGCCAAGGGCACCGGCCTGGAAAGCTCCGATGAAATCTATATCGGCATCAAAACCTTTTCCTCCGATGTCGGCGATTATTACAACTGGCTATTGAGTGGATTTCTCGGGTTTAATTCGGGCCTATCGTTCGATCAACAGCCGGGCGGCATTGCCGTCACGCCGGAACGACCCCGTATAAGCCTGTTCAACGACACGATGAAATATTGGTTCATCGCCGATGGTCGGCGGGTCATCGTCATTGCCAAGGTGTCCACCGTTTACGAAGCCGCTTACCTGGGCCTGCTCAATCCCTACCTGCCGCCTTCGTCTATGCCCTACCCTCTCCTCATCGCCGGGACGCACACCGGTTACAGCGGAGAACGCTGGTCTATCCAGAATGTAACGCATTCATTGGGCATCATGTACCCCAACTGCTGTAATACCAGTTCGACGGAAGGAGATATCCTGGCCAATCCAAGATCGCCATGCCGCTTCTGGAACGGTGAGTGGCACGGCATCCAGCATAGTTTTAACAATACCGGTGCATATCAGACGGACATGAAAGCCCTTTGGCCTTATTGCCGGTATAATCATGCCCGCTTTAACAACCTGCGTTCCAATATTAATGATGGGGCCTATACCCTGGTCCCGGTGATCTTGCACATGAATTCCCCATCGCCGAATATTTTCGGCGAGTTGGATGGCGTCTTTTTCATTACGGGCTTCAACAACGCGGCGGAAAATATCCATGCCATCGGGGGCAAGGACTATCTTGTCGTGCCGAATGTTTACCGGAACGGCATCTTCGATTATTGCGCAGTGAGGTTATCCTGATGGCATACGAAACAGGCTCGGCAACGGGCGTCAACGATCTGATCGGCAAGCTGAAGACCTTTCTGGAAACAAACGGTTATACGATCAACAGTTTTACCGCGATTAAAACCGGCTACCGCCTGCATGTCCAGAAAGGGGACCTCTATATCAATCTGCGGTCCGCTTTTAATGAAACCTATGCGGCACAAAATCAATCCTTGGCGTTTTGGGGCATCGCCCTGAACGGCTCGACCGGTTACGATGCAGGCGCGGCCGGCGGAGACTTTGCCTGGCATAACCAGCCCGGACGGCCCGGGCAGACGGGAGGAAGCTCTTATGGTCTTGTCTCCGTTGCCGGGGGTATGAATGCCGCCATACCCAGTTATTATTTCTTTCTGGATACGGACGGCTTTTGCGCCTGCATCGAGATTTCGACGGGCGTGTTTCGCTGGTTTTACTGGGGTAAACTGACCCTGTTCGGCAATGTGGGCGGGAATGCCCTTGACGGTTTTTTCACCGGCGGCGTATCGGGACCGTTCAATTTCTTGAATGATTCGCTCAATCCGTTCTGCAATGTGTTCGGCGATTATGGCCCCGTCTTTTTCCTGTATTTTAACGTGCCGGAGAACACGCAAAAATGGTTCAGTGCAGCCAACAGTGTGGGGTCCTACGGCCGGACAACGGGACTTCTTGCCTTTACGCCGTTCAGCAATAGCCTGACGGCCACTAGCGAAAACTATGCGGGCTACCTCCATAACCTGATGCGGTCGATTCCCGGTAACCTCGGCAACCTCTCGCCGCTTCTGCCTTGCTATATGGGCGTCGCCACGCCTACCCGGGACACCCTGCTCGGCCATTTCGATATGGTGCGCCTGACCCGCATCGCCGGGTTTACTACCGGGCAGGAAGTATCCCTCGGTGGAAAGACCTGGAAGGTGCTGCCAGCCATTTCCCGCACCCATGCGGACGGGTACGCCGTGGCCGTGAAGAAAGTGGCCTGATCATGAGCGTCGTCGCCCCCGATGTTCTAAAATCCTATGTCGCAACCAAACCGCCGGCCTACACGTCTTCCATCTCCCTCCAGGCAATACCTTCAACAGAAGGCGTTTACAGTGCGCGTACATCGACGCAGCCGGTGGATGAGCCGGGCACGGCAAAGGCCGGATGCCTTGCACCCCAGTGGGGCAATCTCCTGTACGATCAGATCCTGGCGATCCCCGAGCGGATCGATTACGGCTATCTGCTTACGCGCCGGGAAGACAACGCGAGCCTGTGGAATACCTTCCGGACCTCGAAGACCCTGTCCACCATCACCGGCTATGGCATGGAGGGCATTACCTTGACCGGCGTCAATCCGGGTTCCGTGGCAAAACCACTCAAGGCCGTAGCCTTCACGATCGTCGCCACGCTTTCCGGTCCGTCGAACATCAACGGCTATTATGAGTTCGATTTCGGCGGGGTCCTCGTCGATATTACGATCACGGGCAGCCGGACGATGATCTTCCCCTATCCGCCCCGGACCGGGATGATCGAAACGCTGGAGTGGCTGACGGACGTGATCACATCCTTTAACGGCGCCGAGGTTCGGGACGGCTCGCGGCTGGCACCCCGGCAGGGATTCGAGGCAGAATTCCAAAGCACGGACCGCAACGAAAGGGTCCGCATGGCGGCGATCCTGTCCGGATGGCTGGTCAACACGTTTTCCCTGCCCGTTTGGCCGCAGCACCGTCAGGTCGCCGGCATTGCCTCCGGCGCGACAACGATCATGCTGGATACGTCCTGTGCGGAGTATCGCAACGGCGGTTTCGCGGTCGTCCGCGAGAGCAACGGCAAGGCGGAGATCGTCACGATCACGGAAGTTCTCGCCGACCGGATCAACCTGGCTTACCCGGTGACCAGGGCCTATACCAATCCCTTTGTCATGCCCGCCCGCGTCGCCCGGATCGCCGGCAATGTCTCGATGGGAGACACGGGCCTCAAGGCGGCGCGCTACCAGCTCAAATTCGAAGTCCTGGATAACCGGGAAGTATCGACGGGACCGTCCGCCGTTCAGTATCGCGGTTATGATGTGTTGACGAAGCCCTCTCTCATGCCCGGCGGCGACATCCTGGAGCGCGATTTTGAGCGGGACATCGAGCGTATCGATTATGAGACCGGCATAACCTACATCGACACCGGCATGGACTGGAGCCGGATCGGAACCAGGGCGATCCGGACCCTGACCCGGACCCGGCAGGAAGCCTGGGAATACCGCCGCTGGCTCCAGCGCCGTGAAGGACGCTTCCGGCCTTTCTGGATACCGACCTTCAGCCGGGACGTGGAGCTGGCACAGCCCTTCGGCGCCGCTGAAATCAGCCTGCATATCGTCAATATCGATTATACGAACCTGCTATACGGCAACCCGCAATTCCGGCACCTGGCGTTTTTCCAGACCGACGGGACGGTCCTGTACCGGAAAATCACAGCGGCCGCCGTGACGGACACCGATGAAATCATTTCTCTGGACACGTCTCTGGGATTCGACGGGAATATGGGCAGCTTCCAGATGATTTCATTTATGGCCCTCAATCGCCTGGCCGCCGACAGGGTGGAAATGGCCTGGGAAGACCCGGACATCCTGAATTCGGAAATCGGCCTCATGGGGATCGATGATGAGAGTTGAAATCTACCGCTTCGCATCGCGAACCGAACGCTGGCTGTTTACCTCGGCGGATCGGGACCAGCTCCATCTGGGCGAAACCTATACGGCCGTGCCGATCGGGCGTGAAAAAATCGAGATGACCGAAAACATCCACAAGGCCACCCTTACCGTCAGCGTTCCGCGCGACAACGCCCTGGCTTCCAGGTACTTCGCGGACCGGCCGGAATCGACGGTCACGCTGACTGTCTTTGAGATCGGCGGGCCGTCACCCCGGACCATCTGGAAAGGCCGCATCGTTTCGGTGAATGCGGCGGGCGCCAGGGTCAAGATCACCCTGGAATCCATCTTCACGTCCCTCAATCGGCCGGGCCTGCGGGCGGTCTATCAGTTATCGTGCCGGCACGCGCTTTATGGCGTCTGCTGCCGCGTTTTGTCCAGCCAGCACCAGACGCTGGCCAATATCACCGCCATATCGGGCGTCACCTTGACCGTAAGCGGTATCGGGGGGGTCGCCGCCGGCTGGTTCACGTCGGGCTACCTCGTTCAGGAAGGCATCCGGTACCGGATGATCATGGCCCATACAGGCGACCAGATCACCATCGACCGGCCGCTGCGGCATACGGGTGAGATCCGCATCTATCCGGGCTGTAACCACCTGATGTCCGACTGTAAAAACAAATTCGACAATCATCTTAATTTCGGCGGCTTCCCCTGGATACCGGGGCAGACGCCATTCGAGGGGCTGGGCGCGCTCGGCGTGGCACCTAGGGCGCTATAAGGTAAAACCATGCTCGAATCTCTGGAACAATTAAAAACCTTGCAGGTTCCGGACGGCGTCACACCGCTCATGGCCGTTATGGGCTGGGATGACATCATATATGTTGCCGTCATGCTCATTCTGTCGATGGTCAGTTATTACATCAGCCGGAAGAACCAGCCGGAACCGGTCGCGCCGAAACCGGCCGCCCTGGAGGACTTCAGCGTCCCCACGGCGGAGATCGGCCGGGAAATCCCGGTGCTTTTCGGAACGCGCTGGATCAAGTCGCCGAATGTCGTCTGGTACGGGGATCTGATGATCGAGGCCAAAAAGGAAAAGGTGGGCTGATGAAAGTCACGGTGGCCCACGCCAGGGCGCTTTCCTACTGCCTGACCGGCGTGCGGCGCGTCTGCAACAAGTACGGCCTGGATTTCAAGGCGTTCATTCGCGAGGGGCTTGATGAGGAAGAGCTGGCCCGCATCGATGACGCGCAGATCAAGAAACTGATCGAGGCGGCTCATGGGCGGTAAGAAGAAAAAAGTCGTCGTCGGGTACCGGTACTATCTCGGTATGCACATGATCATCTGCCACGGTCCGGTGGACGCCGTGACGGGTCTCATGACCGGGGATTACCTCGCCTGGACCGGCAACGTCAACGCCAATACCCAGATCGGCATCAGCCAGCCGAACCTTTACGGCGGCAAATCCCGGGAAGGCGGCATCTCCGGTAAGCTGGATATTGAATTCGGCGGCGCCGCCCAGGGTGCGAATTCCTACCTGGCCTCCGTTCTGGGTGATGTACCCGCGTTTCGGGGCGTCGTCGGCCTCGTATCCCGCCGGATGTACTTAGGCGACAGCCCCTATCTGAAACCCTGGGCGATCCGGGGACGGCGCACACAGATCAACTGGCAGAACACCCTGGCCAGAATCGGCGAGGACATGAACCCCGCGCACATCATTTATAATTGCTTGACCGACGGCGAGTGGGGCATGGGCTACCCGGAAACCGACATCGACCAGACGGCCTTCGCGGCGGCAGCTCAGACCCTCTATAATGAGGGCTTCGGTCTTTCCACCTTCTGGGTCCGGTCCATTTCCATCCAGGATTTTATCAATGAGATCAAGGGTGTCATCGATGCGGCTCACTACGTTGAGCCCTCGAACGGCCTGATTACCCTGAAACTGCTGCGCGGCGATTATGATCCGGCCACGCTCCCGGTGCTTTCCCCGTCGAATATCGTGAAGATCGAATCTTATACACGGCATACCCACGCGGAAATGGCCAATACGGTTGTGCTTAAATTCTCGGAGCGCCAGGACAAATCCGACGAGGACAACGCCGTGACGGTCCACAATATCGCCCTGATCCAGAGCATGGGGCAGATCGTGCCCCACCACGTCAACTATCCGGCCATCAGCACGGCCGCCGTCGCGTCGAAAGTGGCCGCCAGGGAGCTACGGAAAGTCTCGCAGGAGCTTTCGGTGATAAACCTGATCGCCAATTCGGAGGCCAGGGATATGCGGCCCGGTTCCGTGTTCAAATTAAACTGGCCGAAATACGGCATTGCCTCGGAGATCATGCGGGTGGTCACCGTCGATTTCGGTACGCTGCAATCCGGGGAAATCAGGATTTCCGCCGTGCAGGATATTTTCGGCACGGCAACGTCGGTTTACGCGGACGTGCCGCAATCCGGATGGACGCCGCCCCTGTCCCTGCCCGTTGCGTCCGTCAACCGCCGCCTGGAGGAAATGCCGTACTATACGATCCTGCAGGAGATGGGCGAGAGCGATGCGGCCCTGGCGGAGCTGGTCGAACAGGGGGGCTTTCTCATGGCCCTTTACACGCAGCCGGTGGGAGACGCCCTGGAATACAGGCTGTTTGTCCGGCCGAACACGGGAGAATATGTCGACACCGGCCGCTATGATTTCACGCCGACGGGCATCCTGGAGGGCGCCCTGAGCAAGACGGCGACTTCGGCCATGCTGGATCAGATCCGGGGCATCGATGGCGTTTTTCTGGGCTCCCTGGCCTTCATCGACGACGAGATTGTCCAGGTGACGGCCGTAACGGATATGTCCATCACGATTGTCCGGGGCGTGCTGGATACTGTCCCGGCGGAACATGCCGACGGTAAACGGGTCTGGTTCCATGACGACTATTTCGGCGCCGACCGGGTCCAGAAGGTCCGGAATGAGGTCGTCAACGTCCGGTCCTGCACGATCACCGGCCGGGGCGAACTCGCCCTGGCCGACGCCCCGACGGACAATTACACCTTTGCGGCCCGGATGATCAAACCTTACCCGCCCGGCCGGTTCCGCCTGAATAACGTAGCCTATCCGGAATATATCAGCGGCGAGTTGACCATCGCCTGGGCGCACCGGGACCGCCTGACCCAGACCGGCCCGATTGTCTCCCAGGATGCAAGCAATATCGGACCGGAAAGCGGCACAACTTACGTCATCCGGATTTACGGCGAAACGGGCGTGCTTAAACGCACTTACAGCGGCGAGACCGGCACGAGCAAGGTTTATCTGCTGGCCGACGAGATAACGGATTCCGGACTGGGCAGGCCGAACGGCGTCATGCGCGTCGTCTTGTTCAGCCAGCGGGCCGGGTACGATTCCTGGCAGGCCCAAGATCACACTTTCGACTGCCGTGGATATGGAATGCTCTACGGCCAATCTTACGGGGAGTAATCATCATGCCATCGACAACCGATCCGAATCTGGGAATGAATTACGGCTGGGACTTTAGAGAGTCCGGCTGGAAATCCGGTATGGACGCCAACCTGAAAAAGCTGGGTGCAGTCGTGCATCTCTCGATAAAAACGATCCAGGACGCCCCGCCGACATCGCCCGTCAATGGAGACCGGTATATTATCGGTACCGGCTCCGGCGACTGGTCCGGTAAGAACGGCCAGATCGCCGTCCGGGTGGCCGGCGCATGGGAATATTATACGCCGCAGAAGGGCTGGTCGGCCTGGAATGAGAACAACGACACCATGTACGTCTATACGACGGCATGGGGGCCTTACAAGGGCGGAACGACTTTAAGCAAAAGACCTGTGCAGATCCCCGTTTTTGCCCCCGGTATAGACGTCACAGCGGGCGACGGCAAGGCCTATTTCATTGTTCCGGACGAGTACAGCGGCATGAACCTGGTCCGCGCGGCGGCGACGGTCATCACCGCCGGCACCACGAACGCCACGGTCATCGACATTTACAACGTGACCGACAGTTGCGACATGCTTTCCACGGGGATGAATATCGAAAGCGGCGAAACCTCGACCCGGACCTCCGCCGCGCCGGGAACCATCGACACCGCTCACGACGATGTGGCGACCGGCGACGTCCTGCGGATCGACCTGACCTCCGTTTCGACCACCGCCCCGAAGGGCCTCATCGTGGAGATGGTGTTTCAGTAAATAGAAGGCGGACGGCATATCAAGAAGCCGCAACTCCTTAATACAGGCGTCCGGGGGGGTGCCTGACGGGATAAACCCGTTACCATCCGCACTAATATCGGGTAATGAGTTTGATTGCTGTATCTTCAGGTGCCGCTTTTATATGCCGAACAACGAAATCAGCCAGAGCGAAGCGTAGTTGGTATCCCGTTGAGCATCTTGTTAAGCCTTCATGCCTCTGGGCCGAGCATGAACTGCTGTAGCAGCACTTTGCCCCCCAAAGAATACATTGTTGTCTTCGTCACTCGGCGCTTCAGGCCAGTACGGATCTTCTACTCGCTTCAGATTTATGGGGATATCGATCTCTCTATCTAACTCAGCATGACGGTACCAAGATAGAGCTGTTAAACCTGCATACTCAGGTTGTGTACTGCACAGGTAAGCAACTGGATAATATTTGAGCAATTGAAATACGGCAGGCTGCTCGAATGTGCCTCTAGGAACAAACATACCAAAATCTCTTATCGTTACCGATGTTGCGTATGGATAAACCCAATAGAAGATGTGAATGTCTTCAGGAAGGAGCATATTAGGATCCAAAACATACGCCCTTGCTACCCGATCAAAAGTGGTATCTTCTATTGCAACCTTTGCCGCGACGATGTGCCCAAGCAGAGCCTTCATTAACCTTTGTGGCTTCACTTTGTGGGAAATTTTCTCAGGAAGGGCAATGCCGGATTTTAGATAGCACCCAACCGACGTAGCAAAATCGTTGATGACCGGGTCATACTCCAGCCCTAAATATGAGTTACATTCACGGCAAATGGTTCGGTATTTGACACCATTTTGCGATTCTCTCAGCTTCTGCCTCTCACGGTCTCCGGCCATAATCTCGAAAACCGTTTCCATTTCGACCGGAACAAGATCTATTCCGCCTTTCGGTGGAACATGATCCCAAGAAAGAGTCTTTTTCTCGCGGCAGAGATTACATATAGACTCTTTTTCGCGCTTGGATTTAACGTAATGCAACATCCCCCGATTCACTCCGCACCTGTTGATGTTTTGACTTAAATATACTGTTCCTGGAACTAAACATAAGCCTTCTTTATATTACTTTATAATTTCAATCACGATATACAGCATGAGGGCTTTCAGATCGCCGCCGGACCCATCTCCATCAGATCCGCCGGATACGGCTTCAGAATGGAGAGGAGGCGTGCCTGATCCTGATTATCCGGATCGGTCCATGCGGCTTCGTCCGTTTTTGGCACGATGACCGGCATCCGGTCATGGATGGGTGCGATCAGGCTGTTCGCATCGGTCGTGATTATGGTGCAGGTTTGCAGGGGTGTTTTATCCTGGGCATGCCATATCTCATACAGGCCCGCAAATCCGAACGGCTCTCCTGATTTCAGGCCGAACCGCAGCGGCGTCTTTTTCCTGCCCTCCGTTTTCCATTCATAGAATCCGTCGGCGACGATGAGGCAGCGGCGCTTCTTAAATGCCTGCCGGAACGAGGGCTTCTCCGCCACGGTTTCCGCACGGGCGTTGATCATCTTGTATTCGACTTCCAGGTCTTTTGCCCAGGAAGGAACCAGGCCCCATTTGAAAGGAATCAGCCGGTTGACCTCATCCCGGACAACCGCCGCAATCATCTGGCCGGGGCTGATGTTGACGCCCTGATGCAGTTCCCCGGACACCCCCTGAATGTCAAAGGATTGAACAATTCTCGATAAGTCTGTCAACAATACGAAACGGCCGCACATGGGTTATCACCTTCTGTCACGTAGATGACCGAGACGGTGTTTTACAGCAGCATGGTTGATGAACCACAATGAGCAGCTTGTTTCAGGCATCCCTGCGTCACCCGGCTACAATATTCCCCATTCTTTCAATTCGTTTTCAATAGCGTCTATGAATTTGAGGCATTCGGCCTTGCTAATTACTATTGCTTTGTGTGCTAAATCGTTTCGTTTATCTCTTCCATCGTCAACAAGACCATAATTTTTCCAAGGTAAGATATTTATTGATGCTTCCATCTTAGCACCGAGCTTCCGTGATTTACATCTAATAGTTTTCTGAGCACTTAGTTCCGACAGAACTTCATCAAGCACAGAAAAAGCCAATACAAACGGAAGATTATATGCTGTATCAGGCGCTTTTTCGTTGATAAATCCACATCCAGGTGCCAAATACACACGTGTTAGGCTATTTTGTATTTTGCGTAAAGCATTCCATGATTTTACTATTTCGTCTTTTCGAGTTTTGTTATTAATCAT